ATACAACAGCGGGGAAGAACGTCTGCGTATCAGTGTAGAGGCTTGGAGTAAGGTCAATTGCGCCTCTTCCAACAACCGGGCTATAGAACGTCTGGTCATTGACTACCAACGAAGGCAGTAGAGAGACGCCCCCAGCAGTTACCGCTGGCGAGTAGAACGTCTGAGCGTTCGTGTACAGGCTAGGCAGAAGAGTCTGCGGCCCACCTGTTTGCTCTACCAGCGCGGAATAGAACGTCTGGCTGTTTGAGTACAGCGCCGGCAACAACGCAGAAGAAGTCGTTACCGCAGGCGTGAAGAAGGTGTTTGCGTTGGTGTAAAGACTTGGCGCAATCGTCGCCGCTGTTGAGACAGTAGGCGAATAGAAGGTGTTGGTGTTTGTATAGAGAGACGGGCTTAGGTTTACAGCACCAGCAGCGACAGTTGGCGAGTAAAACGTATTGAGGTTGTCGTACCTCTGTGGGCTGAGATTTACCGCCCCAGCCGTAACCGTAGGCGCAAAGAACGTCTGTGTATTGGTGTAGAGCGCAGGCGTCAGCGTATTGGCCGTCGTGACCGTTGCTGTAAAGAACGTCTGCGTGTTTGTGTAGAGACTAGGCGTCAGCGCCTGCGTTCCGCCAGACTGCGTGACCGCAGGGGTAAAAAACGTCTGATTGTTCGTGTATAGATTGGGCTGCAGCGTTACCGCGCCCGCACTAACAGTCGGCGTAAAGAATGTGTTGGTGTTGGTATAGAGCGCAGGGTCGAGGTTCTGCGCTGCTGTGCCGCCTAATTCAAACGCATCGCTCTGGAATGCATCAGCTTGAAATGCGGCGGCCACGGCTTACCCCAGAGAAGCCATGTACTCTAGATATTCAGGGTTTGCAGTAATGGCAACAATTGCCCACCCATCAGGGACCGGATCGCCTGTAGGGATAAGCTGAAGATTGCCATCAGCATCCTGCAAAACATCCCAAGTCATAGGTCTTGCTCCAAGTACATTTTATTGAGAGCAAGTAGTTTTGCCGTTGTTCCAGATACTGACTGGGTGTGCGCCTGCATATACATAAACGTTGTGTTGACTGGCAGGTTGGTAGTAATTGCTACGTCATCCATGTAGATCGTACCGGTGACGGCATCTGTCAATCGCACATAAATAGTTGCTGCGTTGTTCGGGGCTGCAAAGATGTAAAGGTCAAGAATCTGCCCCGCCGTGACGGTCGCGCCTGATGCCGTTTTTGTCAAGGTTGTTGCGTTGCGGGTGGCGAACTGCCATGTACTGTCCGCAGAGTCCTTGACCAAAGCGCAAGTGTTGGCCCAAGTGCTACCGTCCGCTGCCATCGTTGCGTTGTTGGCCGACAAGCCGACCATGACCCGCTGATCCGCTGCCAGCGTTTCAATGCCAAAACGAGCGGAAAAGAAAAACCCACCAAGTCCAGCAGCATTACCGCGCCACGCCACAGTAGCCGAAGTCTGCGTACCAGAAGCCCCGGTAGCAGTTGTGCCCGTACCAAAGGTCGCCCTCTGAAGGCTGGTCATAGCGTTGGTGCTGGCCCGAGCCGGTGTTGCTTGCGCCGCTCCAGTGCCGTTGTTGCGGGCGGTGTACGTTGCGCCAAATGCTGTCTGGGCGGTGGTGCCGCTTGGCAACCATAGGATCATGGTGTTACCAAAAAACGCTGGCTGGTACGCAACGTCAACCCCGGAGGGGCCAATAGAGTTGAGCGTGGCGCGGGCAGCACGGGTCTTGGCAAACAACCGCAGAGTCCCAACAGAGGGTGCCGCAGGAGTAACAACGTCAGGGATATCTAGGTATTGGTCAACCGTGTGCTCTGCGTTCCAATTGCTTGGGCGAACCAAGGTCGCATCACCGCCGTCTGCTTTACCGCTAACAAATGTGTGCTTGATATTTGGCATGATTAAGCGAACGGCGGTTCTTTGGTGGAAGTGCCAAACCTATTGACTTGGTAGAAGAAGTCCACGCCAATCACAAAAACAGGGTCTGGGAACGTATCCGCTACGTTTGCGCCATCACGGAAGAACCGCACAAGGAACCGCATGTTCTGCTGCACCGCAGCAGCGGGGAAGTTGTTGGCTGGATCGTTGAAATTGATGTAGTGCGCGTATGCCGTACCAGTGGCCTGAGTGCAGTTGACATAGATCGTCTGGCTAGCGCCAAAGGTTGTATTGGCTCCGGGAGCGTTTGACCAAGCGTATGTAAATTCCAGCCCAAAGCGGACTGTGCCAGTAGCTGTTGAACTGCCCGGCGACCAATGAACCCCTATGCACAAGTCAGTGCCAACTGCGTAGTCGTATGGAACGTCAAAGTTAAGGTATGCCTCGTTTAGCGCATCGTGCAGATAAACGTACTCGTACAAACCGTCGCGGAAATTTGACAGTGTTGGCGAGTTAGGGTTTCCTTCGCGGACAGTTGGCTCCGAGCCAATCTGCGACCAAGCAAGATCCGTCCTCGCCGCCAAGTCGGCAAAGTTGCCATCAAGTTGCCCCCAGGTAAGGGGGGTTCCTTGCGCCTGCCGATAGACGATTGCCATGACTTAGAGCTGGAAGATTCCAGACGCATTCCAAGTAATCGTGATATTGCCGCCGTTTGGCGTGACCGGCAAACCAGTGACCGAGGTGTCAATGTAGGCAACCAGACGGGAGGTTCCTGCCGTGCCGGTATCTACATAGATCACCAGAGCCTCAACAGAGTTACCCGTGACGCTGGTGTAGGTCACATCGCCACCATCAAACAAACCGTTGGTCACGCTTTTGGTAGCGCCAATGGTCTGTGCAGTACCAACAACGCCCGTCAGAGACGTCAGGAATTGATCTGCAGCGCTGTAGGTGTAAACACCAGTGTCAACCAGCGCAACCTTGATGGTGCCGGTCAGCAGGTCAGTGTTGGTCCCGCCACCCAGGATGGCTTCCTTGTACTTCGGATAGATGGCGTTTGCCATGATTTACTCCTTGAAAGAATCAATAACCTCTGACATCACCGATGTCCGCACTCAAGATGACTCGCCCCAATTGGTAGTCACCATCTGCCACGTTTGACACGAACTTCAGACGCAACTCTCTGCGCTGTTCCTTCATGTCAATTTTGTTCGTATTTGGAGCAAACGTATAGGGGTTCGACTCCACATCTGCTGATTGTGCATACGGACGTCCTGTCACAACCAATGACATATCACCCTCTTGGATGAAGTCCGGCTCAATCCTCTCAAGCCTCAACCACTTGTTAGGCCCAACCATTGCAGGCTCTGAAGGCCCACCAGAAACCCACCCCAAGTCGTTCGTCTCAAAGTAACTCTCAATGGCGTTGACGCTTGTGCCATCAATTGAGTTCACTCCAAACTCATGTTGATAGACACTAATCAACCCTGGCTCTGTGCTAAACGTTGCCGTTGAAGATCCAGTCCCCGTTGCCACCAAAGACATCTCAATGCCTTGCAAATAGATTGCTGAAACAGGAACAGAAAACCCAGCGCCAGCCCCGCCAAGATTCGTGTTGCTTGCACTTAACGCATCACCAATCTCGTACCCAGCACCGACTTGCGTGATTGTGACAGCAGTCACCGCCCCACCACTGACAGTAACAGTGGCTTGCGCTCCAGCCCCACTCCCTCCAGTAAGCGGAACATTGGTGTACGTGCTGTTGGGATATCCAGCCCCACCTGTAATCGAACCCAGCGTCTTGATGTTGCTGGAGGTGATTGAAACCACCGTAGCTCCAGATGCGATGTTCGTCCCATCAATCATCTGGCCCACAACAACATCTACGTTGTAGGTGTCCAGCAAGAGCATGTCTTTGCCGCTTGTTGCATTCACAGTGGCAGTGGTGACTTCTACCTCTTCTGTTGTGTCCCAGCCTGCCGCCACAGGATAGGCGAACACCTGAGAGAAGTACCCCGCAGACCTTCTCGCCCCTGAAGCCTGTCCTGCGTCATACCAAGTGTTTTCACGAATGTTGTAGATGATGGCATCGTTGCATTCGGTAGAGTCGCCTCGAGGATAGAACCACCAAATCTCACCGAAACGAGGAACCTTGGTCGCCCAGACCTTTTGCCGTTGGGCGTAGTTCAAGTTGTCGAAGAAATAGTTCTGGTTCATGTCGTTGGGGATTTCCTTCACAACACCGTTGTACAGAAGGAATCGGTCAACGCCACACCAGTAATAAACCCCGTCGTACTCAATGGCCGACTGGCTCGACAGGATGGATGATTGGCTAGACACGATGTCATAGCGCCAATACTGAGCTGGAGTTCCCTGGCCCCCGATGTAACTGACCTTGACAAGACTGTCCAGGCTCCAGAACAACCCGCTAGGAGAGTTTGAGCCGCCACGGACCGGAAGCCCCTGGACGATCTTGCCTGTTGCTACGTTTGTTTCGTTTGCGTCCGCAGAAATCCAGTCTTGAGCATTGCCCGCAGAGCAGTTTCTGATCAGCCCGTTGTTCCCGTAAACAAACACATACGGGTGAAGGGTCACAACCCCACCAGACACCTCCACATTGTTGTCAAACGTCAGCGTGACAGTGCCTGAAGCAGAGGCGTTGTTTGAAAGCGTCACCGTAGTTGTGGAGACAGACACAACCGTGGTATTAGCGGGTATCCCAGTGCCCGTAACAGATTGCCCCGCACCAATCAGAAGATTCGTCGCTGCCAGCGTAACTGTTGGCAATCCACTGGAAGTGGTAGCCGTGTCCGTAAACACGCCGATCTGAGACATCGTTGTGCCGTTGATGTCTCCAATCAGCACAGGTGTATTGGCAGTAGCGTCCGTAGACGACAAATTCAGCCCTGGGTGCGCCAACAACGAGGCATTCCCAGATCCATCTACATCAAAGAACCCGTCAAACTGCCAGAGGTTCAGATCGCTTGCGGTGAAGTCACTCAGAGTGAAGTCAGTAACTCCAGCGCCCACTCCGTTGTCATCAATGACAAGCTGCTGCAATCCATCGTTGTAACCACTGAAGATGTAGTTAAAACTGTCTTGAGCGTTGACCCAAATGCCTCTTGATGGGCCTGTCAACTGACCGGAAATGACTCTGTAGCCTGCAATCTTTCTGGGTCTTCCACGCTGAAACCTGACCCAACGCCCATCGCTATAGAACTGCTTATCAAAGACAGTTCCATCCCGCTGGATGCCAGCCTTGGTGTCTAGGGCGAAGACTTTCGCAGTCATTTAGAACGTACCACCTTGAACGCCGCCAGTGAATGTCCCAGTACCCGTTATTGTCAAGCCAGTGGCAGTCAATCCATACCTTTTTGTGCCCAGTATCGATATCCCAAACTCTCCAGCCCCAGGCCTGTAAACGCCTGTTGATGTCTCACTTGCAAAGTTCAATGAAGGCGATCCCTCCAATCCGTCACTTAATGAAAGATTAGTAGCCCCAGCGGCAACAGTTGAAGCGTTCAGCAGATTGACTGAATCGCACAGCAAAATTACTTGCTGACCGGCAGGAACGATTGCTGTACCACCACCAGAGACTCCAGTTGTAAACGTAATGGTGTAACCAGCGCCCGTGCCATCAGTCTGATTCGTAACGTAGTACACCTGAATAGTCTGGGGCACCGTAATAGTTACGTTGCCCGACAAAGTGCCGGTGTACTTTTGAATTGAATTGGCCGCCTCCAGCGCAGTCAGCGAATAGGAACCGCTAGTGACAGCCTTCGTCAATTGAGAGAAGTTGAACAGAGTGCTCTTGCCAAGACCAACCGTGTAGAAAGCTGCACCTGAACAAGCAATCAAACATGAATCCGAAGGTTGCATGTCCAGCGATGCAGACCCATTGATTACCTGACTACCAGTAGGCGTGACAGCCAAAGTGCCTGTACCGCCATTTCTTACCAAGAAAAACCAGTCGTCTCCTAGCGTTAACGCCGAAGTAAGAGACAAGGTTCCTGCGCCTGCTGTCCACACATAAGTGCTGGCTCTATCTGCCGCTACAGCGGTGTAGTTAGAGGAGAACGTATTAACGGGAGACGCCGCATTCAGCGTGTTGCTGATTGCCTGTAGCCCGTATCCCGCAAGCGTAGAGGCATCTACGTTAGACGTCCCAACACCAAATGCAATGATCCCCCACGTTCCAGCAGTGTTGGCGTTCGTCTTTATGTAGATGTACTTAGCTTCGCCAGCAGCAATAGTGACAATTGCGCCACCCGCGTAGTCCAAAACATCAAACGAGTTTGCACCGATGTTCCTGATCAGCGCATCTTGTCCAACAGACGCCTGATTTGCAGGAGGCATTGAAAGATCAAGGCCAGCAGAGGACGCCGTGACATCCATGATCCTGGCTGCGGCATTGTCTGTGGCGCTTCCATTGATAGGCCACGACAGCGTTGTATTCGCCGCCAGCGTGATGCTGCGATAGGAAACATCCGTGGGCTGGATGACGTTCCCGGTGAAGGGGCTATTGAAGCTCATCAGGAATCCTTCGCAACAGCTTGCCGGTCACCAATCCTCAAGGTGTCCTCGGTCTTCAGAACATTGACTATCTGATCGTACTGCGCCTGCCACATGCCCATGCGCTCATCATTCTTCAAGAATGGCATCGCCTGCAAGAGAGAGCCATACAGCATCGCCTGGGGAGCGTACTGCGTGAACCAGTTAGATTGATTTGACGAATCCAGCGGCTGCAGGCGCTCGTAGTACAGCACTTCATACGAGTAGTCGTCATCCGGAGTCGGGGCAACTAACCAGTGCGTGTAGTCGTAGTCGCAATAGTATTTGGGCGCATCTTCCAGCGCAGGGTCAGGCCAATACTCCCGCAGGTACTCGTACTTGCGAAGCAGAATCGGTTGCCTCTGCCCGCCAACAGTTACGTTCATGGAGACGGTCTTTCTCCACCTAGCAGGCTTGTCAATAGTAGCCTGCCCCTGAACCATGTTTGACGTTGCAACAGTCAGATTACCCAAGAACTTCAAGTCAGCGGCAAGCACTTGCTCGGCCAACATGATGAAGGTCGGGATCTTGTTGATCGTGGCTTGGTCCGTGCGCTCGAGGTACGTCTCGATGTCATCAACCAAACTATCGTAGGTCATCACTGCAGCAACAGGCATATCGTTACCCTAAAAAGAGCGCCCGCTCATCTTTGCGGCGTTTGACCAACCCAGGCAATTCTCTGCCACCGCCTTTGGTCCACATCATAAATGCTTCAGCCGCTCCTTCAAAGTCTCCGCGATTGTTCTTCATGCGGATCGTGGAGCGTTGATAGTTCCCTAACCCTGCGTTGAAACTAAAAGAGACCACAGCGTCAAATGCGCCTTGACGATCAGCCAGATTAGGAGACAGTCGAAGAGCACCACGCTCAAAAGATGCGACGTCCTGGCTGAATAGCTCTTCAATCTCATCTCGGCTCCAGACCCGGTTGTCCTCTGGGCGCAGCGGGTACTCCTTGCGGATGACCCCAGTGTAATCTCCTACCCTCACAACCGGAAGCCGGATCTGCTCTTGGTACAGAACGTGGCCGTAGCCAATCGTGTAAATTTGCGCCGGGCATAAGTATGGGCGAGTCCGATACCCCTCGTATCGGTGCATCAGATCAGCGCCGACCTTGCTGAGATTCACTTCTTGTTCCAGCTACGGGTTCCGAACCAAAACCCAATGATCCCGCCGAGCATTGCCATCTCGTCTTCAGAGAAGATAACGGCGGTCACGCGGATCAGGCTGTCCACATCTTTGATCAGCCCAGGCTGGTTAAACGCAAACCAAGCGATGGCGGCGTTGATGGCAACAAGCTCAAAGATGAAAATGTAGGTGACCGTGGGCCTGACCGTCCCGACGTAGTTCGCTACCCAGCGCGATGCCTTCTCCAAAACCTTCTCGTCGTGTTGCAGCGCCCTCTCTGTCATGGAGGCTTCAGTCTGCATCTGGACTTGCTCGGTCCGGATCTCTTCCATCCGCGCCTGGGCGGCAAAGCCTTGAGCCGCAAGCTGTAGTTCCCGCTCTGTTTGAACGCGGGCCAGTTCTAGTTCGTGCTTCTGGTCAGCCTTGTTCTGGAAGTAGTCCAGCAGTTTAGGCAAGCCCGAGATTAGCAGGCCACCGAGGGTAGATAGAAGAGACAGCATTTACTTCTCCAACATGAAGGTCAGGTTCTTGTGCTTTGGGTACGTCACAGTACGCTGGCCCTCGGGACACTTGTAGGTGATCGTTGCCAGCAGCGTAGCCGTCCCAGGCGCAACTTTGTCTTTGGCCGACAAGGTAAGTTGATAGGCAAAAGTGTCCACTTCTGGGCTTGCAGGGCCGGTGAACTTCGACATGCTTGGCGTGGCTTCATGGATCATTCCCGAAGCATCACGCACCGTGGGCAAGAAGCCTTCTACCGCGCAGTCATCGCGCCGCTTGATGCGGGCGACTTGTACGGTTATGGGAGTGCCAATCTTGGCGGGTTGGATCTTGAAGTGCTCCGGTGCCCACTCAAGAATTGGCTTCTCCGTTGACCACCACCCAAACTTATCTCCAGCGGTAAAGCCTCCCACCGCCAGCGCGAACGCAGCAGTGCAGAACTGAACAACGGGAGTAAGTTTAGGGATTTCCATGGCTTTCAGAACATGAAGAAGAACTTACCGCCCGCGCCACTTGCGGAGATGGTAGCAATGATGTCCTTGAGGTACACATAGTCTGTAGACCCACCAGCAGTGAACGTCCAACCAGTGTTGTTGCCACCGTCAGTAGAGTTTGCGCCTGCGTACCAAGTTCCACTAGCTTTTTGCACTGTCGCATTTATTGTGGCAGTTCCTACTTGAGAGTAAAGCGTATAAATAGGAACAACGCTACCAGATGCCCCTGTGTAGTTGAAATTTGTGAATGTCTGCGTTGTTCCTGCTGTAAAAACCAAGTAGGTATAGGCAGTGTTAGAGAATGTATTGAATGTGTTGCTGCCACTAATAATCAACCCCTGTGTTGTGCCGCCTGTAGACGTAACAGTATTGAATGTCTGACCACCGCCAGAAAATGTTTTTGCGCCGGTTGAAGACATATTAATGGTGGATGTGCCCGCATTAAATGTAAGATTTGTGGAAGTCGTAAAAATTACTGGATTTGTTCCTGTCAACGTAAGAGTGCTAGAACCAAATGTAATTGTTCTTGTATTTGAATTATTGCTCCTAATATCCGCTGCAGTTATTGCGTAATTTTGCGTATTATAAGTACCTCTTGTTATAGTTATACTACTGCTACTATTGTAAGCATCTCCATGCTGAAAAACACAAGATGGATTTTCAATAGTTATTGCAATTGCAACGCTTTTCCCAGCAGTTGTAAATGTTTGTGTTCCAGATTTTACAAAACCAAAAGTACCAGAAGCTGTTGCCGTAGTTCCAGAACCATAGGTTACATCACCAGAAATTGAGGGCGAACTTGATCCAGCAAGAGTCCATGCGCTTGTTCTTCCGCCTGCACTAATAGTTCCAATGTTCCATGAGGCATTAAGCGTCACAGTTCCAACTGATCCCGTATCATCAAATACTGCTGTGTCTTGCGCTAAAGGGAAATTGTTTGCCGCTGGCGACCCGCCACTACTTGTAGCCCATGCTGTAGCAGACCAGTTTTGTGTTCCAGCGAGGTTCCAATACACCGTCTTCGCAGCAGGAAACGTGATGCCGCTATTGCCCCCACAATCCCCAAGTCTGGTGCCTGTCGTCCAGTTGCCCGCACCAGCGCCTTGAATGTCACGGAAGTCAATGTCAGTCAGACCGGTGACCGTTGCAGCAGTAATAGTTCTTTGTGTTCCTATTAAATCGCTTCTAAGCATCATTCTTTGAACAACAGAAGTGCCACCAGCCAAAGCCAAAGTGCCATTGATTGTTTGATTGCCAGACAAAGTAAAATTTGTAACGCCCGTAGCTATTGGGGCGGTAAAAGTTACATTATTAAACGTATTTGTCCCATAAATAACTTGTGCCCCGGCGTTAGTGGCAAATACGTTATAATAGGTATGAGAAAGCCCAACAAACCCTATGTTGGCGCTAGTTAATGTAATAGATGATGTTCCTGCATTTATTGTAAGATTTGTAACCCCAACGCTAGAATTAAAAAAACCTGTACACGATATTGCGCTTGACCCAAATGTAAACGTTTTGTTTAATGCGTTTGCTGTAGCCGTTAAACTACCGCTTAACGTCACATTTTGATTTGCGGTATCAAATGTGCCAGAAGTGAGGGTAATAGTTGATCCATTGTAGGCATCAGCTAACGTGGCAGTAGACCCTGAGTTATTGACTGTTATTGCTCCAAGAGTCCTACCGGCAGACGTTATAGTCTGCGTTGTTCTGCCCTCAAACAACACAGCTAGACCCGTCACAGTCATTGACGTACTTAGAGTAAAGTCGTCGTATATACGGCTAAATGATCCACTTAGGGTGGCCGCATTAGATCTTGTGCTGCAATCCAGTGTCTTAAGGTTGAACAAACTGAAGCCTGTAATGGACGCACTGGTGTTGAGTCCAGTGTTCTCAATGATTACCGTGTCTTGAGCCAATGGGAAGTTCAGCACATCTGCAGTACCGCCACTTGTTGTGGCCCATGCTGCAGCAGTCCATGCACCTCCTGCAGGCAAGTTCCAATACTTGGTAGCTCCAGCACCAAACGTGACGTTTGTGTTGCCGCCACAGTCTCCCAAGCGGGTTCCAGACCACGGGGAAGACGCCCCAGCTACAGTGATGTCACGGAAGTCAACGTCTGTCAACGTAGCTACCGTACCTACGGTTAGCGTTCTTGCTGTTCCGATGGTGTCTGACAGCAGCATGTATCGGTTTACGCCGCCTGACCCTGTTATGGTCAATGTCCCAGTAACCGTTTGATTAGCCCCCAATGTCACTGTGCGTAATGTTGCAGCAGGCAAATTCGTAAATGTTAGATTATTGAATGTGTTTGCACCACTTATCGTTGACGAAACGGTCGACACATTAAGAGTTACGTTATAAAACGTAGCACCAGCATAAGCCGCGTCATTAAAAGTCAATGGCCCGGTTACAGTTATGCTTGATGTGCCTGCATTGAGTGTTGCCGTGCCACGCAAAATAAATTGCGTACAAGTCAGCGTTGTAGCACCAAGGGTTATGGTAGGTGACAGTGCGGCAGTTGAGGTAAAAAGTCCGCAAGTTACTGTTTTGCCGTTGGTATCAAATGTGCCTCTTGCGACCGTAATTCCTGAAGATCCAAGATTCAAGGCGTCTTGTAATATCCACGCTCCACCAACACCATTAAACGCTAAATTTGACGCTAAAGTAATACCATTGGTTGTAATGGTCTTGCCTGTAGTTGTGGCGCGGAATACTATTGCACCCGTATAAGTTCTGGTGATGCCTGTAGCTGGAAGCGTCAAACTTCCAAAGACATCAAGAGTCCCACTACCTGCAACAGTCACGTTCCCAGAAGCAGGGCCGGCAATAGTCAAGTCACGGCAGCCAGCGCCCGAATTGATGGTGACCGTATACCCAGTGGCGTTTGAAGCCGAGTTGAAAACCACATCATCCAACGCGCATGGAGCAATAGCACCACCTGATCCACCGCTGGTGTCAGACCAATTTGTGGCCGTGAAACCATCCCACGTCCCTGTGCCTCCAACCCAATACTTCGTCGCCATTCTTAAACCCTCTGGTACGTCACACCATCAATTTCGATGGTTTCTGGCTCTTCAGGAGGAGCAGGAGGGTTGTCCATGTATGCCAGCCACGCATCTACGCGGGCTTGCTTCATTGCTTCAATGTCTGCGTCAGATAGCGTGTGGTCATCCGGCAGCGTGATTGCGTCCCGGTAAATCCCGTGGCGGGTGTCAAACTCAAAGTCAATCTTGATCATTAGACCTCCGTCGTGACAGCAACAACGTCCCAGAAGGTGGCATCAGAGTTGTAGATGCACCCAATGTAGGAAGTCTTGTTGGCCGTCGTGGTTGTGGGGAGCGTCACGCCTACAGCCCTGTAAGCGCCGGACGTAGTCGTCCATGTCAGGGCTCTACCCGTTCCGTTGTCTTTGATGCGCAGGATCAGCTTCTGCCCGCTTGTAGGGGTTCCAGAAGGCGCTGCAACGGTCGCAGGTTGCGCTAGGGCAGTGACGTTGTACTGATCTGAAGAATCACCCGTAGGGGTGATCGTGGCCGCGTCAGTGATTGAGTTGACGCGCTGGGTGACACGCTTGTTGGTCAGCGTCTCAGTACCTGCTAGGGTTGCAAGCGTCCCAGACGTTGGGAACGTGATGGCCGTGGTACTGGTCAACGTCATCGTGATGCCAAAAGCACCAGAGAACGTGATCGTGTTCGCGGCGTTATTGGCTACACCCGTGCCGCCTTGAACTGCAGTAACAGTTGCCGCTTGCTTGATGAGCTTCCCAGTAACCCCATCAAATGCTGCCAGATTGCCATCTGTCGCAGATGCCGGCCCGACAACATCACCAGTTGCCCCAGTCTTGGTGGCAATAACCTGCACAACGCCACCGCTGTCCTCATAGAACAGCTTGCCATCAGCAGTGTTGATTGCCAGTTCCCCAGGCGCAAGATTGCCCGCAGTGGGCGTATTGCTGACCGTGGTGGAGTGATAAAGCTGTATGGGGGTGTATCCAGACTGAGCCATTACAAATTCCTTTACTTGTCGATCACTAACTCTGATCAGTCAGAACAACTCCCCCATACGGGATCCCTGCTCCTTCTACATCATTCAAATTGACGTCTGGACGCGGGAATCGAATTGTGATCTTCTCGGTCTTTCTTGCGGGCAGACGATACGGATCAAAGTCATCCGCACACCCTTGATCACATACCTGCAAACCAGGGAAGTTAGGGTCAGACCGCATCACAGCGTGTGGACGCTTCATCTTGCAGCGGTCGCACACTGCAATCGCTACGTCTGAGTACCCAAGCGTGTCAAGAAATCGAGGCATGATTACCTCGTATATACAGAAATGTTCGGCGCGAAGTAGATTGGCGACTTGTCTCGCTCTTCCTGCTCTGCTTGGTTCAAATACTTTTCTGCTTGAACCTCAAGGTACTGGATCTTTGCAACATCAACACCGGGAAGCTCTTGGCTCATCTGGTGAGCCAGCATGTTCTGAATCGCCATGTACCAGCGTTGAGGTATCTCTAGCTGACCAGACAGATCACCCACATCCATGATCTGGCGCGAGTACCACACAGTCATCTGCACGAACGGGTCAGACGGGACCGGCCACAGATACAACTTGGCTTGAGGGATCGTGCGATCTACCCAGAACTGGAACGGCTGATTGGCCGTGAAGTTCTTGTTCGGCAGGTTCGTGTAGTCATCACGATTCAACCGAGACATCGTGATCTCAGTAGAGTTGTTGCCTAAATACAACTCACGAACACTGATCGTGCTGCCGCCAGTGGCCCGCATCCGGTAATACTGAACAGTCGCGCCTGGGTCAATGTCGTACCAAATCCACTCACCATCTACCCATGCAGCAGCACCTGGATCGTACAGAGTCTCCCAGGTAGTCCCATCTTGGGATACTTCAAAGATGACGTTTGTAGTTGCAGTCGTCGCCGGCAAAATGCCGATTGACCCAATGTAGACCTCGTTGCTGGTCCCGTAGTTAATTGTGACTGTGCCATTCGTGGACGTCTGCGTGAACACAGTATCTACGTCGCCATCAAAGGCGTTAGCAACCGTTCCGCCAGCACTTGTGGTGTATCCACCTGTGTCCTCTGGGGCGGGCCGGTTCATCCTGCGATACAGGACATTCAGCGCATCATTAGCCCCCACAGGAAGCTCATAGATGTACTTGTCGGCCTGCAGGCCAATCACAGTCTTGTCTATCGCCCAATACTGAATCCCGATGTTGATCAGGTTAGACAGCAGGAAATACAGGGACTCTCGAGCTGATAGAACTTGCTCAGAAGTCAACTCTTCTGCCAACTTACCGCTTCTACGGGCACCGTGGTCAATCAGCGTCTGTACCGAAATGACCGTCTGACCAACAGTTCCTGAGTAAGCCATCGTTTACTTTCTTCCCAGTAGACGTTGCACCGTATCTGTCTCCCAGATGCGGATTGCAGTCCAAATAATAGTAAACGTAGCCGCTATGGATGGAAGAAATTCCACAAGCGTTCCTAAAACAGTAGCAATAGACAACGCATCAACTACATGCTTAGTGGATTCTGATATTTCGTGCTTCATCACCACCCCGGACAGTTCCAGCGCTTCATTGACGCCCTTGATCGACTTCCCTTATCGCTCTTTTCAGCGACAGAACCCATTCTCGCGCAGAACGAGTCCCTGCGGGAGCCACCTTGTGGCTGGGGGGCCTTCAAGTCACTACCAGTCTCACGGTTGTACTTCTCACGGCCCTTCTGGGTCAACCCAGCGCCCTGTGATACAGGCAACTTCTCGCCTCTGCCTACCGACAACTTGACTTCACCGCCCCCAGCCTTCTTGACGGTCTTCGCAGACTCCTTAAAGGCTTTGACAGTAGGAGCGCCAGCAGATCCAGGCTTCCTCATCTTTTCGCCAGAACCCTCGGCGATCCGTTCACGCTTGGCGTGGATGTTGGCGTACAACCCACCTGCAGCCATCTTCTCAGGCAGCTTGGCGTAAGCCTTCTTGCCCTTGTTGGAGTCTGTGAACTCAGCAGCCACTTCGGGTTTGATGCCCGCCTTCTTGGCAAAAGCGGGGTTGTTTTCAGCCGCCTTCATGAAGCGGAACTGTGCCTGAGATTTGGCCGGCATTGCTTACCCCAGTGGGTTGACGTAATGCTTAACCATCTCCAAAACGATGGTGTACATATCCCCGTTTGAAGCATCAACAGTGCTAAACAGAATGTCACCAGTCTTACCCGTACCTGCATTGTTAGTCAGGCCACCAGTCTTCTCCCAATCCCAGGTGTATTGAGAGTTTTGGGGCACCATCCAACACAGTACGTCTGTGGTGGCATCCCAATAAATCTGGACTTCCATACCATGCGTTGAGGCATGAATCTTGGCAATGGTCACACCGTCACAAGCGCCGCCAGCAGCACTTGGAGTCAAGGCCGACACATCAACCTTCAGAACCTTATTTTCACCAGTGCCATCAGAGATGTCGGTGAACTTCATGATTGCCATCCGCTCTCCATCAAAGAGCGTTTGGCTTGCTACTGCATCAGCCATTTGGAATACCTCAAAGGAGAAGCGGGGGCCGAAGCCCCCACTTGGTTCAGCAGGTAACGGCCCCGCCGCGCTTCTTTGGTGTGACTGTTACAGACTTTTCAGTCTTTGTCACCGCCCCAGGAGCACTAGCCGCCTTTGAAGACGAGAAGACTTCCTTGAGCTTCCGAGGAATTGCAGACAGCATGCTGCCCATGCCCTCGGATGCCTTCTTGGCAGATTCAGCCTCGCCCTTCTCCCAGGTCTTGTAGTCCCGTTCGTTACGCGAAGTCTGGATCTGATCCTCAACACCCTTGGGAGGCACATCTCCACCCTTGTTCATCATCACTGCCCCACCCTTTTTGAAGGTGCCTGACAGTTGATTGATTCTCACGGGTGAAGATGGCTTCTTAGCGCCTTGGGGCATCGCCACGGGACGACCTGTATCAACAAGCCCCCCCGTGGCGTAGGCTTTTTTTGCTGCGCCACCTTTCATGTAGCCGCCAGCATTGGCCTTCGCCACGCCACCAGTAGCAAAGCCACCAGCGTTGCCCATCTTCACATCGCCAGTCTTGGCGGGTGAATGATCAGCCTTCGCAGTGTCCATCTTGGTGGTTTTGCCAACCTTGGACTTGATGATGCCGCCAGACTTGTAGCCGCCTTGACCATCCACAACGCCGCCCGTCTTCAGACCCTTGTGGGCCTTGGACGCCGGCTTTGCCGCATGCTCAGACAGCGTGTCGCCACCCTCCTTCATCATGCGACCAGCCATGCCAACAGGAGCCGCAGGAGCAGCACCAGTAGGCCCAGCCATCATTGCACGACGCCGAGCAGCCATAGAAGGCTTCCCAGGGGCTCCAGCAGGCATCATCCCGCCACGGGCAGGCATTGCGCCCCCTCGAGCAGGAACACCAGCAGCAGGCATGGCACCAAGAGCGCCACCCATCTGCATCTTCTTCTCGACCGCGCCACCCTTCTTGAGCTTCAGCTCAACTGAAGGCTCCGTGGTCATCATCTTCACCATCGGCTTAAATTGGCCCATATCGAACCTCCTTAAACCTTCTGAGCGTAGGCCACCGTGAGGCGGACAATCGCTTGTGTGGTGCTGATGGTGCCGTTCGGGTCAACAGTGATGAACACACCTTGGTTGGTACCAATGTTTGCCATCGCCGCCAACTGAGCAGCAGTGAAAGTGAGAGCAGCACGACCACCAGCAAAAATGTTGGTGGAAGAAACGTATTGAGTACCCGCCGCAGCGGTCCCAATCGTCATTGCAATCTCAGTCGCAGTGCCCGCGCCCACAACCTCGTCTTGGACCATATCAACAAAGAAGCTGATGATCTGAGACTCGGCGGGTAGCGTAACCGACGCACTCGTTGCTGTTCCCGCTGCCGCAGTGGTGACCGTCGTGGTCTGACTTACGACAACGAATCCGCCGTCGGTGGTGTCAGTCAACGTACCAGAGCCAGTGCGCAGCGTGGACCCAATATAGGTCTGTGCCATTGTCTTTACTCCTTGGTAAAGAGGGGGCCGAAACCCCCCCTTTCACTTTAGACGCCCGGCGTACCGTACATGGCGCGAGGATCGGTGAAGCCGACGTCGTAACGCTCAGTGGCCTTGTAGCGCACCGAGTCAGTTTCAAAGTCGCCTTCCATCGTCTTCTCGAGCTTGCGGCGCATCAGGAGCTTCATGCCTTCCGGAGCATCGGTCTGAACCCACCACGCAGTGGCAGAGGTCAAACGCGACAGAACAGCGGCACCCTCGTCCAGCAAGCCAATAGACTTGATGGGGTTGATGTCGTTGTTAGCGTTGCCAGAACGCAACACACTCTTCAGCAGCACTTCAGCTTGGAAGACGTTGCCAGGAGCCACCACCAGTTGGCGGGGCACCAGACGAATCTTCTTGCCGTTGTTGTCCACCGCTTGACGGATCTGGATCAGCATCTGTTCCAGAGAGGTCTGGGACAGGTTGGCTGCAGTCGTCAACAGGTTGGAGAACGTGCCGTTCACGATGGGGTGAGAAGCGCTGTTCAACTGAACACCGTCGCCGCCGGGGTACGAGCTGTTGAAAGCGCGGTTCAGCACGTTTGCCGACAGCGTTTCCTTCGTCTCAATCAGAGACTGTGCCAAGTGCTTGGCATAGACCTGACCGATACGAATGTGATCGCCGTCCTCAACAAGCACCTTGGTCAGCGCGAACGCCAGACCATACACGTTGTAAACGTATCGCTTGAGGAACAGAACGCCACCCTGTTGGTACGAGACCGGAGTGCCGTCAGGCAACTGCGGAGCCGCGCCAAAGCCGTACAGAACCGGCTCTTCGTGGTAGTTGCGGGGAATACCATCCTGCTCACGGAAAATCCGCGACCATTCATCGGTACGTTGGTCATACACGCCATCGAAACATTCGTTGAGGATAGGCTCAACGATTGAACGAAAGTCCGTACTGCGCATCGGGGCTGCCATGATCTGCCCTCCTTATTAAACAGCCGTACCAGCAACACCGGCGAATTGGAATTCGGCGATGGTTGCACGGACGATTACATAGGTGTCTCCCCAAGCATTGTCGGGGTACGGGGCGATATCCACGATGCGCATTTGCGCCGTGTTGGGCGAAGCCACAACCGAGATGGACAGAGTGGCTTGAGACAGGCCAGTGGTCGTAGAACCATTGGTCGTGTTGCTCAGGTCAGCCTCTGCGCCCAACGCAGCTTGCGTCAACGTGCCGTCAGTCTGGATCTCATAGACGATGTTTGGATCGCTATAGAAGTAGGCGACGACAGAACCCACTTGGAACGACTCATTCGCCGGCCAGAAGTTCGAGACACGACGCCGACCAGTCGAATCCGTCCACTCAACGCCTGCAAAGGCACCAAGGAACGCATCGCCAGCAGCAGCGACAACAATGTAGCCGCCCGTATCCATCTTGACGGGCTGACCCTTCAAGATAGTCGTGGCATAGCCAAGTGAAACGTTTCCAGAGGTGGAAACCGCTTGAATTCCGTTAGCCAGCGCTTGTGCGCGATCCAGACCAGAGGGATGGAACGCAGGACGCAAGCCGAACGGAGCATTAGTCGAAGACATAATTTACTCCTTTGTTCTCACCCATGGAAGATTGGGGTTTGAACGTTTCGGTCAAAATCGCCAAAGCCTTCGCCTTCAACTTTGCCCAGGCTCTTGCCTGAACTATCACGCGCCCCTTGAATGTTCTCAACTTGGACACGGATCTTGTCCGCCTCTTCGTTGGGAGCCTCATGGTGCATCTGCAACATGATTTCCTGATACTGTTCCATAGGAATCTTGTACAGGCGCATCTCATTGCATGCGATAAACCCAATGTCTTCACCAGCCTTAACACGGTAGTTATCGAAGTTTGGAAACTCATCCGCTCTCACGGGAACGTATCCAAGTCGAATCCGCTTATCAATGCTGTCGTAGGCATTAGTAGTTGAGAGCCAGCAAAGGTGCCATCCCGGAAGATCCGGAACCTTTGGCAGCGCACTTTGTGTCCACTCATCGCTCCACATCTTTCGACGTTCCTGCGCTGACATGAACTTCTCTTCTGGAGATCGGCGGGATGCGTCCTCACTAGCGCGAGTTTCGCGGCCACCGGCAGACAGAGACTTTTTAAGACGTGAATCCATTTTGATTAACCTCGGTTGTTTCTTGCTTCTTGGGCGTAACGCTTGATCATCTTGGCTCGTTTTACCGGGTCATCCCAGTAGCCCGCATCCTTCATCGCTCTTACCTGTTCGGGTACAAGCGTAAAAGTATTACCTTGTCGGTCGCCATTAGACTCACGTCCGGAACCAGTTACAAAACTCCTTGGCCTACTCCTTTTGGGTTCGTCTTGTGATTGAGTATAACGATGTGGAAGTCGCTTCTGCAAGCGAGTGTCAAGCTCATCCCAGTACTCAGCGCTGGTAGGGTCATAGCCCTCCTTGGCGAGCTTGGCATCAATGACCTTGGCAATCTCGCTGTCTTCATCGCTGCCGTTAGGGTCATACCAAGAATTGGTCTCCATCCATGACTTAGCATGGCGAAGCATCTTGGGGTCAGCCGGCTGCTCCGACTCAGATTGTGCCGCTCGGTTCTTCAAGCCCCGCATCGCATCGTATTTGCGACGAGCCTCTTCGTAACCTTCGCTTGCCTTTGTGTAGGCATCACCATTTGAGTTGTTGATTGCCTCTCGACGCTTGGCATCGAAATACTTCAAGCGCAACTCTTCGTCTTCAATCGCCTTGTCAAGACGCGCCAACTCAAAATGCTGGCTCTTCTTCTCAACATCAGTTAACCGCTTGCGGAACTCATCGTTCTCGCGCTGCAACAAGACAAGACGCTGGTCTTTCTCCTCGTTGGTGCGCTTGATGTATTCCTTCTTGGCCCTTCGACGGTTCCTGCGGGCATCCCGCACAGCATCCGTATCTCCAGGCTGGTCAGCATCACCGTCATCTTGTGCAGATTGCTGCGGCTCATCGCCATCTTCAACAGCCAAATCTTCAGGCAGCTCTACTGTTGCAGAACCATCTTTCTCTTCAGTGACGGGGATGTCTTCAACTTTTTGTTCAGCACTCATAGGAAAGCCTTCATAGCCAGAGGATTACCCGTGACCTTCGCGATCACCTCGTGGTCATTCAGAATCATGAACAAAGCAGGGTCTTCGTAGTCATCATCGCCAGGGACTTTGACTTCCCAGCGATCACCACCCCACTTCGGCACCCGGATGTAGTCACCAGTGACACACCACGAACCTTCAGGCCATGCCTGCATCGTGTCTCGGTGCTTGAATGCCAGCGGGCCAATCTCGACTACCCGCGCAACCATGTTCTGCCACTTCTCGGTTTCCTTGGTTTCTTCCACCAAGATAATCCCTGCGCTAGTCGCCTTCTTCTTGGTTCGGCGCAATTGAACAAGAACACGCCCACCAAGAGGTTTCGCACCGGGGTCTACGCTCGGAAATGCCCAAGCCATCTCAGCCGCGTCAGCAGCTTCCGGTAAATTACTCATCGTCTTCCTTCATCAAGTTTTCTAATATATCCAGAGCTTCTTTGAGCCCGGAATGTTGCCCAACCATGCGTTGATAAGCCTCCCAGTTGGCCGCATTACCAGCCGCTAAGGAGACGGCAATCTCAGACTGCCGTGCCTTGATCCCGCCGATCAGGTCCGAAAGTGTTGCCACTTACTTCTTCTTTGCTGCTTGGGCGAGTCCTCCTTGTTTTGGTTTGTCGGTAGAGCCTTGCATGGTCTGCCCAGTTACCGGGGCACCCATCGCCATACGCTTGTGCTGAGGCACAAGAATGCTCTTCTGTTCTTGATCACTGGTAGCCATACTGCGGTCCTTGTTTAACAGAGTAGTCAATGACGGTCTTGTCTTGGTCGTGTCTCAACCTAGCCGCATCCCGCGTCAAACGGGCCGTTTCGATGCGCTCCTTCATCTGCTGGTCACCCTGTGCGATAGCCAGCTTCAGTTGAAGTTCTTCCATTGCCATAGCCTGCTGATCCTGCAGCTTCTTCATCTGCATCTGAATGTCAGACTCCAGCTCCTGACCCTTGAGTTGCATCTCCGCTTCATCCCGAGCCTTGCGCCGCTCAGTCTCAGCCATAGACGTCTGCATCAATACCTGACCATCAGGCGTCAACTCAGGCTTGGGCTTGAACTGCTGCATAGCCTCCGTCATCTGCTTGATGATCGGCAGGATGCCCGCCAGGGTTTCCTTCGTGTCCATGACCACATGCTGCGCAACCGCACCCATGAGCTTGTCAATGGGCTTAGGATCCTTCAGCAACTCGTACTCTTGCGGCTTCTCACCCAGAGACTTCATCACATAGCCGTTCATGCGGTTCAAATACCACAGGGTAATGTGCTGTTTGATGTGCTCCATCATCTGCGGGATAAAGGCTGGCGCAATCATGGGGTTAGCACCGAAGGCTGGATCCTTAGCAAAGTCCAAGTGACCCTGAATGTGAGCCAAGTGGTCTTGATCGATGAAGGCGAAACCTGTCTGACCAAGAGCCATGGCGACGTTTTCGTCGGCGACTGGGCGCTCTTCGGGGTTGGGGACGTCTTTCATCAGCTCGTTGATGCCGGGCACCTTGATCTGCTTCAAGAACCTCTCAATCACCACCTTGCGGTTAAACAAATCAGGGTTCTTGTCCATGATCGCCATCACTGACTGAGTCTGCGCCATGCGCTGAGTCTCAGAGAAGATGTGAGGATCAGAGACAGGGATCACGTCCGTGTTAGATGCAAAGTCTTCCTTGCTGATTTCCAGATCTGCAACCACTTCACCCTTGCGTTGCTCGTCGATG